TGGTCTGGTGCAAAGGCCAAGTGCAGCATGAAGCACACGCAGGCCGGGCCTGGCATGGTGAAGCTTTTGGTGTTGTAGTCCCACACCACCGTCTCGTCGGGGTGGAACATGCCGGTGGTATCAATGTTGGGGGTTGAGGGGTTCATACAACTGGGCTTTCAGTGCAGGGGGTTGATGTCGTCGGCGCTGAGGGGAAAGATGCAGCCGTCGAGTTCGCCAGCGGCCTTCATCTGGTCAATCTCGGCGCGCACCTGGTCCACCGTGGCGCCCACGTACTGCGCCACATCGACCTCGGTGTAAATGGGCCTGCCTTGGGCATCGGCATGCTTTGCCACCGGAAAACCGGCCTGCACGCGCGCCAGGTGCCCAGCGGCCAGGCCGCACAGCACGGCCAGGTTTTCAGGGTGCAGGTTGCGCTGCTCGGCTTCGATGATGTCGATCAACAGGGCAACGATGGTCTGGTCATCGGGCATGCCGGGCAATGTTTTGGTCATTGCAGTCAACTGCTGCAACCATTGCGCCTTGCTTTGCAGGGTCGCGCCAGTTGGCTTATAGAAGTACTTGACCTGCGCCAATAGGTGGTCAGGGGGCACGATGGAAAACAGTTCGTCACAAAGTGCAGTGAATCGGTTGCCGTGCTTTGAGCCCGATTCACTTTCGATGTCCATGCCTTCAACTGCTTTTTGCAGCGCACGGTGTTTCATGAAGCCTTTGCCAGCCGCATAGCGAAGCATCAAGAACGCGTGCAAACGCATTTTGCAATGGTGCTCAATTAATGCAGGTTCAAGGAAATCGCCACTTTCTGAGGCTGGGTAGCCCAAGCCAATGGATAACGTCAACAAGCACTCGCTACGGTCTTCCCAACTCGGTGCGACCTTTGCCGCTGCGCGTGCGCGGTTCATGCGGCACCGCCTTCGGTTTGCGCAAACAGGTCGCCATCGGCCAACAACTTGGCCTTTGCATCACGCAGCAGGCGCACGGTGGCCTGGGCGCAGCGGCAGATGCGGGCAATGTCGGCCACCGGCACGCGCTCGGCCAGCAGTCCGGCCACACGCTCGCGGGTTTCATCGGTCAGCGGCACGATCGGCAGGCGGGCATACTTCTCCAGGAAGGCCATGCGCTGGTCGGCCTTGTTGGTCAACTCGGCACGCATGCGGTTGAACTCGGCGATGTAGGCTTCTTTGAAAGCCGCTGCCTTGGGACCGGTGAAACCCATCACCAGGAACATGAAACCGTCAAAGGTCATCTCGACCATGGCCTGCTCTTTGCCCCGGCTATCCATGTAGTTTGACTCCTTAAAGTTAAGGAGCCAAAACTCCTTTGAGCAGTCCAAATTGCGAATCGCCATGAGCACGTTGTCATGGCGGCGGTCAAACACGCGTGCCACAAAAAGGCTATTGGTTTTGAGGGTGATGCCGTCTTCAGCCGTGAAGACCGAGTGCGCTACGGTTTGTGCGATGGGGCTGAATGTCAGGTTGCGAAGGTTGGTGTTCATATGTGAAAATACCTGTGGTTGAAAAGACTGGTTGGAACGATTGGCTGGAAAGTCGGGTTGATCAAACTGGCTGGTTAGTGAACTTGTGAAAGTCGTGTGGAATGGGCGTCAAACCGAGCTTGGAAGGTGTGGTTTGATGCCCGTTTTTTTTTGATTCGGCCAATTCCGGGCTAGCCACGCCGGTGAGGATGTAGGGCACATCCAATTTCAGTTCTGGGCGCTTGCCTGACAAGGCCCACACCGCTTCGTCAGGGAACGAATCGTTTTTGCGCCTGGCACAAAATGCACCTTTCTTCAGCCCAAGCAAGGCTGCCACCTCTTGATCGGTGCGCAACAGCACTGCCAGCTTTAGCCGCAAAAGCCGTATATCAAAGTTATTCATAAGCGTTTTCCTTTTGGTTAAAAAATGGGGGTTCAGACGATGCCGTCCTTGATGCCCAGCAGCACGGCAATGCGGTGTGACTGGCCGCGCAGACCTTTGTTTTTGCCCCGCAGCACCAAATAGGTGTTGGGCACGCTGAAACCATGGGACTTGGCCCATGCAGCAATGGACTTGCCATGCCGGTCAAAGTCGCGGCGCACCTGCTCTCGCGTTTTTAGTTCTGCCATGGTTTAATTCCTTTTCGTTAGTTGCACGTCGTTCTTGTTGCTGCTATTGTATGTCCATAAATGGACATTGAAAAGGATTTTTATGGACATTTTTGAAATTGAGCGCGCAGTACTTCGGTTGAAAGAACAGGTTCGCATCAAGACAGACAAAGACATCGCTGCCTTGCTTGGCATGGATGTGTCCGCTTTCAATAAAAGAAAAAAGCGCAACTCTTTCCCCGAGCGAGAGCTATTGGCGCTAGCAGCAGCGCGCCCAGACTTGAATCTGGATGTGGACTACATCCTGAACGGTCGCGCCACAAGCATGGCGTTTGGCACCACCAAGCAAATTGGCACGCGCTTGCGCAAAGAACGCCTGCGCATCAACTGGAGTGCTGCGGATATGGCGCGCCATTTGGGCTGTCCGCTGGCGGACTATGTGGCGCTGGAGGACGGGCTACGTGAGCCAAGCTACAAGGAGGTGATGGCATTGCGCGAGCATGACCAGCTTGATGCAGAGATAGTGCTGGGCGGCAACAGCATGCGGCGCCCCACCTGGGAGCTTGACGAGGACGAAGCAGAGCTGATGACCAACTACCGCGAGGCCAGTGGCCCGCTGCGCCGCGCCGCGCGTGCGGCCTTGCAGTCAGCCGGGATGCCTGCCCCCCAACCCATGGCAGGCAACAACCAGATCAACCACGCGCCCGGCGCAGTACAAGTCAGTGGCTCTGGCAACAAGGTGGTGTCACGACCTAAAAAATAAGTTAGCCAAGGGAGTTTGAGTCAATGAGGGACAAGCCAAAACAAGACAACTCAGGTGCCGATGCAATCCAGATCAACGGTGATAACAACACCATTAACAGCCACACGCACCACCACCAGCATGACCATCTGCATCAGCATCAGCATCAGCACACGGTGCACGCGCATGGCCCGGTGCTGCTGCAGACCACCGTGGTGCAGCAGGTGCCCGAATTTGCGCTGCAGCCGCCTCCCGCGCCTCCAGCGCGCACACCCAAGCCCAAACGCCCGGCCTATGACCTGAGCCCGGCCATGCGCGATGTGCTGGCCCTGATGCGCCCGCTACCCAAGCCGGTGCGCATTGACGTGCTGACTTGGATGCGCTGCGAGTTTGGCACCGGCATGGTGGCCGAGCTGGAGCCGCGTGAGCTGTACCACCTGCGCGCCCATGTGCTGGAGGTGCGCCAGCGGGCCAATCTGTTTTGATAGCTGCCCGCGCACCAGCAGCAATGGCTACAGGTCGTTTTGGCTTGAAGCTTTTTTAACCAGGAGTGATTGAAATGAACCCAGATTTAGATGCAATGAAGCAAATTGCCCGCGCTGTGCGTGACACCAAGTTTCCCGTGTCCAGGATGGCGGGTATGACCAACGCGGAATTTTTGCGACACGCCCAACACCTGCAAGACCAGGGGCTGGCTGTGGTGGTGCTGCAAAACCCGCAGGTGCCAGACAGGGCTAGCGTGGTTCGGCGGCTGACCGATCTTGGTGAGCTTTTCGCAGCTTCGGATTGAGTTCAAACAGGTGGTACTGGCTGTACAGGTTGTCCATGCGAACCGGGTCATCACTGTACGCGTCATCTTGCCACTGTAAGCCAGCCACGCGGTCGTCAACAAGTTGTTTGGCATCTTGTGCCCACTGGTGGTGTTGCGCCATGGTGGTATGCCCGAGCGCTTGCGCCATGAGGCCAGCCCAGGCTGTGTTGAAACAGTCGTTCAGGGAGTTGCGACCGTTATCAATATACGACTGAAGATTGGTGGCGGGTATTGGCCCCTGAGGCCAAGGGTTGATACTTTCCTTTGCACCGGCCCGCGCATCACCTTCTGCAACTAAGGCACAGACCGCTTGGTGCAGCCGGGCCAATTGCGCTGCTGGAAAGCTTGTTGCAACACTGAAGGCCATGGCGTGTGCGGTTTCACAGATTTGTTTGATGGCTTGAATCTCACGGACCGCCGCTTTGGCATCCTGCTGGACTACCTCGCGGGCCAGATCACTGGCAATTTGCCCAACGTGTTCAGATAGCACCGTTAGGCGTATGGCTTGCGCGCAGTTGAACAGGCATGTTGCGCCGTGTTCGATCAGGCGCCGGCCCATGGGGTCGGTTTCAAGTTTTGCATCAGCCATGCGTTTTGCAGCTTGAAAGCTCCATTCCCTCATTAATCCGGTAAGTTTGGAAACTGTTTTTTCGTCCATTTTGTTCCTCGTTTCTAGATTGGATTGGGTAGCACTTGCCCCGCCTGCTGGCCTGCGCTGCCCTTTGGTACAGCTTGCCAGCACGCCTTGATCATCAGGCTCTGGCGGGTTTTGGCGCGGTGTACGGCTTTGCACGCGTGACAGCAGATCGGCGCAAATCCGCCCGGCATTTACTGCCACCGGTACCCGGCGCAAATTGACGGCATCGGCAGCCCGCACAAGTGCATGGAGGTCGGCAAAGAAGGCGGTGCCACTGTTCATGCCCTGATCTTGCGGTTTGCCACACCGCGCCGTAATGTGCCCCGGTTCCAATTACAAGCCCCAGCGCGCGCGCGATAGTTGGGGCCATGGCAGACCCCAACCGTTCCCTGATCGCAGTCTTAGTGCTATCCGCCGCAGGCGTGGTCGGCATTGCGCTTGACGAGGGCTACACCAGCCAAGCCGTACCAGACCCGGTGCTGGGTGTGGCGGTGCCCACCATTGGCTTTGGCACCACCGGCCCAGACGTGCACATGGGCGCCAGCACCACACCACCCAAGGCACTGGCGCGCATGTTGTCAGACGTGCAAAAGTTTGAAGGTGCCGTAAAGCGCTGCGTGACCGTGCCGCTGCACCAGCATGAGTACGACGCCTACATCAACCTGGCCTACAACATAGGCAGCAGCGCGTTTTGCAGCAGCACGCTGGTGCGCCGCCTCAATGAGCAGCACTACACCCAGGCGTGTGACGAGATTTTGAAATGGCGCTTTGTGGGCAAGGTGGACTGCGCCGCGCCTGGCAACAAGAGCTGCCCCGGCCTGTGGGCGCGCCGCCAGCGCCAGCACCGGCAATGCCTGGGGGGTGCCGCATGACGGCGCTGCTGAGCGGGGCGCTGGCCTATTGGCGCGTGGCACTGCTGGTGCTGCTGTGTGGTCTGTGCTTTTGGGCCGGTGACCGCAACCGCAACAACATTTGGGCCGCCAAACAGGCGCTGGTGCAGCACCAGCAGGCGAGGGCTTTTGCCGCCGAGGTGCAGCGCGCCCAGGAGGCAGCGCGCCAGTCCATCAACGAACAGATGGCGCTGCAAAACAGTTACGAATCTTTGGAGGGTAAGTTTGATGAGGCTAAAAGGCATTCTTCTCTGGTGGTATTGCGCGGCGGCGCTGCTTGTGCTGATTCCGGTGGCGGCACTGCTGGCGGCGTTGCTGGCGCTGCTGGTGGCGCTCAAGCGGCAGTGGCAGCTAGTGCCGCGGTGGATGCGACGGCGGCTGTGTCTGACGTGGGCGGTGCTGGTGATGTGCGGCTCACTGCTGCTGCTGTCTGGATGTGGAACAGCGCCCTTAGCGGTGCCGATACGCCCGCCGGTGCCTGCGGAGCTGCTGACCCCACCAGCCCGGCCTGTGCTGCTGATACCGGACTGGGGCTTGATGCCGCCTGGGCCAACCACACCGCCAACGCCAAAAGCTGTGCCCTTGACAGGCTTAGGCACCAGCAGTTGATTGATTACCTTAGCGACCAAAAAACCCCATGAATGTCGAATTCAATTTATCAAACATCATCTTTGTGGTGATTGCGCTGATCAGCGCTTTTTGGGCACTGGCCAAGCTGGTGGGGGTGTACATGCACCGGGCCACGGTGGCACAAAACGAATTTTTCAAGGTGCAGTTTTCAACGCACGAGAAGGCTGAGTTTGACTTTCACGCGCTGCTGGCGCGCCGCCTGGACGGCATTGAGGCGCTGCACCGCGAGGACGCCGCGCAGTGGCAGCGGGTGGAGCGCGAGCTGCTGCTGCTCAAGGCCGACCTGCCCCTGAACTATGTGCGGCGTGAGGATTATGTGCAGGCGGTGGCCAGCATTTTGGTCAAGCTGGACTCGGCACAACTACGCCACGAAAACTTGTTACTGAAGGGACTGAGGCCATGAACCAAGATGAAATGCGCCTGCTGGCAAACCGGGCACGCCACGAGACGCTGCGCTGGCTGCTGCTGCTGACGCTCAACATTGCCCGGCCCAATGAGGCCAGCGTGGGCATGCTGCGCAGTGTGGTGCACGGGGTGTACCAGGATGCGACCGAGCTGGAGATCAAGCGCGAACTGGACTACCTGGACGGGCGCGATCTAGTGACGCTGCGCACCGACCCGCTGGGGCTGGTGTTTGCCAAGATTGAGCGGTTTGGCGTGGACATTGTGGAATACACGGTGCCGTGCGAACCCGGCATTGCGCGGCCACAGGCGGGGGGCTAAGGCGATGGGGCGCAGGAGCACCATTTCACGCCTGCCGCAGGAGGTCAAGACCTATGTCGAGGGCTTGATGGCCGATGGCCGCCTGACGCTCGATGAGATGATTGCCAACCTGCAGGCACGCTGGCCCAGCGAGGCCAAAGATGGCCTGCTGCCCAGCAAAAGCGCGTTACAGCGCTATGGCCCAAAGCTGGAGCGTCGGCTGATCGGCATCAAGGCGTTTACCGATGCCGGGCTGGCGATCAAGGCACATGCCAAGGACGACGAGGACACGCGCAGCGCGGCGCTGACGGCCATCGTGCAGCAGGATTTGTTTGAGGCCATGATGATGCTCAGCGATGCCAGCGACCCCGATGTGGACGCGGCCGAGCGGGTGAGTTTGCTCAATGAGGCGGCCAAGGGGATTGCGTCGCTGACCAGGTCAAGCGTGACCCTGAAACAGTACCAGGCGAAGGTGGAGGCTGATGTGCGCAAGGCGCTGCTGGATGAGCAGCGCGCCAAACTTGATGCGATGGGCAACAAGGGCGGGGTAACGGATGACACCAAGCGCCAGATTCGTGAGGCGTTGGGGATTTTGTGATGGGCGCCACAAAAGGCCGCGCCAAAGTGATACCGGCAGACCGTGATGCCGTGTTCTTGCCGTTCCAGGCCGCCTGGATCAAGGACCAGTCGCGCATCAAGTTGATGGAGAAGTCGCGCCAGATTGGTATCAGTTGGTCTACCGCCTATGGCACTGACGAGCGCGCCGCGGCGCAAGGGGCACGGTTTGATGAATGGGTGAGCAGCCGTGATGATATTCAGGCGCGCTTGTTCATTGAGGACTGCAAGCTGTGGGCAGGCATCATGAACCTGGCCGCCCGCGACCTGGGCGAGGTGGTGATTGATGCCAAAGACAAGTTGACGGCCTATGTGCTGCAGTTTGCCAGCGGCAGGCGCATTCACAGCATGAGCAGCAACCCGGATGCGCAGGCGGGCAAGCGCGGTAGCCGGGTG